AGGTCCTGTTGCTCCGGTTATTCCGGTTGGCCCAGTCGGTCCTGGAGGTCCACCTGAAGGTCCTGTTGCTCCAGTTATTCCGGTTGGCCCAGTAAATCCTGTCGCTCCAGTTATTCCAGTAGGCCCTATTTGAGGCAAAGGGAGGGCACATGGAAAGGGTGTGTGACAATTCTTTTTAAATTTACTCATTTTTACACCTCCCTTATAAATTAACTACCAATTTATATTTATACTTTAACAACTTATGAGTAAACAGACACAGGGGTGTAAGGAAAAAACCTATAATAATTACATAAAAGGTTTTAAGAGCAAGCCTCTATTTCACATTCCATACCAAAAAGAGCACCATATATAAGTGCTCTTCGGACCAAAACTCTTAATGTAAAAGAGTACGTGATACCATATGTAATTTTTTCATGGGGCGTGAAGTATTTGAACGAAATCGCTATTTTAATTTCAAACAAAAGAGCAGCTAGCAAAAGCTAACTGCTTAGTCTTAAAGAAGATCTAAATGGTTACAGTACATTAAAGATGGGTTATCTATAGTATGGACGGGATATTGAGTTTTATTCAGGGGGGAGAAGGAAGTGAATAAATTCAAGCTGTCCCAACTTGATTTTGGTCTGCAACATCAGCATCAAATGTGTTTGTTGCGCTAACACCGCTAAAGGTATTGACAACAAAACCAACATTTGATGCCCCTGAACCATTATAAGATTTTGTATTCTCTTTTGGAGAAACGTTATAAAAATCGCCTAAGTTGAAAGAACCAGCACTATTTTGTACGACAAGGTTTGCTACAACTGAGGGCATAGTACGCACCTGCTTTCCTGGAAAGTATTTAAATTAGCATATGGCGTAATCGTCTAGAGGTTCATTTAGATCTAATAATTCGAAGTTATGGCTTGTGAAGATTTTAATAAAATAATCCTTTTGTGGGGAAAAGGACTTTATAAAATAGGTACAATTCACGTTTAGATTATTTTTGAATGTAATATAGGTATCAAGAGGAGTGAAACGCTCCAAAATGGAAATGAGAGACGTTTGCATGAAAGGGATGAGAGGAATGGCAAATGCAAAGAAAAAGAAAATAAGAAAAGCTATCGCTCGTCGTGCGATAGACGTTGATAAATACCAAGTTAACAAAGCTTGGAGAAACATCTTTGTGCAGGCTGGTATTATCAAATAAATGAAAACAGAATACAGTCCGGCTAGAAAACTAGAGGATACCAATTTTTAGAGCAGCAATAGAGCTGTTTTAAGAAATGGTGTCCTTTTTATTTTGAAAAGGGAGATGGAGAAATGAAGGTGCTAAGGGATCAATTGCGTGAGTGGAATAAGCAATCAAAACAAGCGAAGAAGAAAAACAAGAAAAAACAAAAAGAGAAATTAAGCACTCGTGACATTGAAGATTTAATGGGGATTCGTGGACCACGTTATGAACGTAGACGTGGAGCTTTAAGACAAAAGTAATTAAAAAATAAAAAGGGGTGGTCTTACATGACTAAACAATTATCTTTCTTACCAAAAATCGATAGAACGGCAACACAAGAGGAATTAGAAGGCGTGTTGGAAAGTGTACGTATACATAGACAATTTGGGATGATGCGTAAAGAAATGAAAGTCACTCCTTCTTATGAAATGCGCGAGCACGGTCCTACACATGCGGTTGGTAAGCCATTAGAAGATGTTGCCATAGCGAATATTCAACAAAGTAAACGCGAAGAATGGCTCGAAAGAATGTCATTACGTATTGATCAATTTCTAAATCGATTAGGAAACGGACGTGCAGGAAGTATCCAAAGGGATATTATTTGTAAACGTTATTTAGAAGAAGAGGATGTATGTGATTACATGGTTTATAACGAAATCGGAATGTCAGAGCGTACTTACCGCCGTTGGAAGTCTAAAGCGTTTTATAAACTAGCTTTTGCACTTGGATTAGAAGTTTACGAGACAGAAGAGACTGGAGGTAATGAATAATGAATTTTGTTCAACCAATACGTAATCCAGAGCAAATACAACAGATAAAAGAATATTTGAAAGAAAAGAGTGACCGTAATTATATCTTATTCGTGATGGGAATTAATACAGGGTTACGTATAAGTGATATTTTAAAAATAAAGGTTGGAGATTTAAAAAGCAGCCACATCTCAATGCGTGAAATAAAGACAGGTAAGCAGAAGCGTATACAGATTACAACAGCACTAAAGAGAGAGCTTAAATGGTTCAATGAAAATAGAGAAGATGATGAGTACCTATTAAAAAGTAGACAAGGGAAGAATCGTCCGATTGGTCGCAGTATGGCATATAAGATATTAAGTGGAGCTGCAGCAGAGTTTGGATTAGATGAGATAGGGACGCATACTTTGAGAAAGACGTATGGGTATCACATGTACATGCAAACCAAAAACATAGCATTACTTATGGAGATATTCAATCACTCGTCAGAGAAGGTCACGTTACGTTATATAGGTGTAAATCAAGATGCAATGGATAAAGCAATGACTAGGTTTAAAATCTAATCACTGCTTATTTCTTTTTAAATCTAGGGTATTGCAGCATTTTGGAAAAACTCATGCTAAGAGTATGCAAGATTTTATACAGTTCTAGTAACAAACAAGAATCCAAAAACCGTGCTAGGATAGGAATGTATAAAAAAGTGCATAGATCCATAGAACAAAAAAGAAGGTTCCTTGGTGAGCGTACGGTTTCCTCTTTTCATTGCTACCGATAATGAGACGTTATGTTAACCAAACGTGTATAGAGTATACAGTCAAAAAAGTACAATACATCGCTTCTTCCAAATGGTACAATTAGGAAAAAAGGGGGAGAGAATATGTATGATTACAAATTTGTGAAAGTCGAAATTGATGGATGGAAAGGGCAACCCAAAGAAGATTATAAGCGTATTATTATCGAACATGCTGAGGATGGTTGGGAATTTGTTCAAGTCCTTACTCTAACAATCTCAGGATACACGAATTCTTTGGAGATTATCTTCAAACGAACCAAAGAACTTCTTTAAAAAATGAAAGAGGTTTGCCTTAAATAACATACAAAAAGAACTGAAATATTTGGGGATCTAATTGTTCTCGATTTAACTTATAAGACAAATAAGCTAATATTAATCAACTTCCAATAACGTTATATTATGTGAACACTAAAGTCCTCCAGTTAAACAATCTGGAGGACTTTTAATAGTCTTCTAAATACGTTGAATCCCGATAATGAGACGTTATGTCAACCGAACATGAATACAATATGCATTATTCCTTATTCAACTAATCGCAGATAACTCTATTCTTGGGTGCAATATCAGGAAATTACTTACAACAAAAAAGGTGGAATAATATAGAAAACATTAAAGCTATATTCACAAAATAAGTTATACTAATAATAATCAAATTAAAACATAAGGAGAAATGTAACATGATGAAAAAAGCTTTAATATTAACTTCTGCACTAACACTATCTATAATTGCTGGTTGTAGCAATCAAGACGAAGGAACGAAAAATGGTTCTAATTCTGCAAATAAAGAAGCAACTACAGAAAATACAAATGAAAAAAAAGAGACGAATAATAAAGTTTATTTCAAAGATAATGAAGCAAAATTAAATGACTTAAAAATTAAAATTACAGAAACTAAAGTTATTCAAGTTGGTGAAAAAGGAAATGAATATGGTAAAAAACCTGTATTTGCGATTTGGTATGAAACAACTAATTTAAGTGATAAAGAAATTAACCCTACTACTGGATGGATGGCAGTATTTAAAGCAGTACAAGACAATAATCCTAATGCAGTCAATACTCTTGAAGTTGGTGGACTTCCAGATGACCAATTTCTCGATTCTCAATTAGAAACAATTAAAAAAGATGGTACAGTTAAAAATGCAATAGCTTATGAATTAGATGATTTAGAAACACCTGTAAAATTAATTGCTACACAAGGCATTGGTGGCGATAAATTAAGTGAACAAACTTTTAATATTAAATAAACGTTTTTTTAACTTCCGGTTTCGATAATTATGTAAATAAGCTGTCCACATGGGCAGCTTATTTTATTTTTCCGCATAGCGTAGGTTATTTTGCAAAATGCTGGTGGTATCCCTATACAGTTACTCATAATTTTCGTACTGTGTAACCCAAAAGAGAAAGTTAAATGAAATCAATGATATCAAGGGATTTAGCGAAGGGGGCAGTTACACACAATATAAGATATGGGTAACTAAGTGCTGTTACAAGATTGGTGCTGTCTGTTAGAATTTAAAATAGTAAGGAGTTGAGAAGATGAGGGAATATATTGTAAAGAAACTTTTTATAGAAGGGCTAGGAGAAGAAATTAATTATGATCAAGTTTATTTTAAGATACATAGAGAAAAGAAGTGTAAATGGACAATAGACATTGAATATCCAGGACCAAAAGATTTTTTTATAATGGCAGCATACTATGATAAAGAAGTGGAGTTTACATTCTCTACAATTTATGTAACTGACATTAAAGGCATTGCTGAAGTTAAAAAAGTGCAGGCTAATAGTAACTATGTTCAATTAAGTGGAATCGGACTATTATAAGTAAGGATAACGGGAATAAAATAAGTGGCAGAGTCGTGACCGCTTTTTGGCAGTAAATGTGCCGGTTGTTTTGGAATAAGCGTGTTATATTTATATTGTGAGAAGTGGCGGAAAACACGACTCATAAAGATTCCTTTATATTTTGTCTAAACGACTCGTAATGATGGCACATAAAATCTGTAACCAGCAGATGGTAATGATTGAATGATACCGTTATTAGGGAGAGCTTTTGCTCTTCTTCCAGCTACTTAATAATGTTGGGGCAGATAAGCGTAACAACATTAGGTGATTGGAAGAAGGATAAAACTTCACTTACCGAATAGCAAAAGATTTTGACGAAAGGGCAACTGGTGCAAGGTTGCTCTTTTTTAATTAGACAAACCACGCCCATATAATAATGATAACAGCAAAGATAATAATTAGTATTTGTGAGAATTTCATAACATGCTCCTTTTAAATTATAGTGTTTGCAAAGGAGTGAAAAGGCATTCCTTATGGAGTGCTTTTATTGTATACAGATTATAAAATATCACGTACCGGACTATATTTATAAATGATATGTATAGACAGTAATGTATACATGTTGTATTAGGTAATTAGGAATGAATATAAAAATATATCTTTCTGTAAGAAGGCTACATTCTTCGCTATTTACATATGTATATATTTTTACTAATTTATTATATTGTAGATATTGATTTAAAGTGTATTAGTTAAAGTATCGAATCCGCTGCTTTTTTATTTTATAAAGAAGTAACTCTAATGATAGCTTATTTATGGTAATATGAATGAAAAAAAGATGGTGGATGAATGGCATTAGGATTAGGTTTAATTGTATTAGGAGTTTTAATTATCTGTATAACTACGTCCTATATGATAAGGGAAAATGAAGGTATAAGTTGGATAGAAGTTCTTGTATTTCCTATAGGCTTAATTCTAAGTATGATACTCGGACACTTTGAGTTACCAGAGTTTTTAATATTAATAGGATTAGTGTGTATTGTATTAGGCAGCCTTATGACAATGGGAATCAGTATTATATAGAAAAATTAAGCGCAGAGAGCATCTAAATAGGATGCTTTTTTATTTTATTTTGTAATTCTTCTTCTTAATATCCATTAAGCTTGATACCCAGACATATAACATTCCTATTGCAAGTATAAAACTTAGCCAGTTAAATGTATTGTCAATAATATATATTGAAATGAAGATCGAAGAAAAATAAATGAACAATGGAATGAATATGTATAGGTCACGTTTTAAAGATTTTAAAGTTTGCATTATGTTCACCTCAATTTAATGTTACATTGAGGTATTTTAAGTAGCAATACTTATTTTATAAAGGGATTACCGTAAGGAGTGAATAGACAAATGAAAATAACTAAACAAGAACAATCAGTTGTGATTGGTACATTCATTTCAATATTGGGTGAGCAAGTAGTAAATGAACATATTAATCCTGACAAGTTAGAGAAGGCAAGTATAATTCATAATGAGCTACATGATAACACAACGCCAAAGCAAAGAAGAGAAGCGATGATTAGTTTGCTTGATAAAACAATGGATGTATTCCTTGAAAGTAAGGAGTGAGGATAATTGGACAGTGTTTTAAACGGTAAGATTGCTGTGATGGGTCTTATACCTATTGATAAGAAAGCGTATATCAAATACCTTAAGCCGCACGAGAAAGCGTACAAGAAGGCTGGGATTGATGTTAATCGATTCAAGTACTACAAACTGTATGGCGAGAACCACAGGCTTTATTCTGTAGAATATCTGGAACAAACATCAATAAAAGAATTACTGGAAAGAGATAAAGGTAATAAAGTACGTTGGGTAAAGACGGATGAATGAATATAAAACCAAACAACAGAAGCGTAAGTTCTATGACAGTGGTGAATGGAAACAGTTACGTGAACAAGTAAAGAAGCGTGACAACTATGAATGTCAAGAGTGTAAGCGCAATGGTCGTGTTCAAACAGACACCAATGAATACAGCGAGAGTGCCAAGCGTAAGAAGATTCAACTCGTTGTCCATCATATAAAAGAACTTGAACATCATCCAGCACTTGCATTAGAAATAGATAACTTAGAAACAATCTGTGTGGATTGCCATAATAAAGAACACGGTAGAACATTCAAAAAGAAACAGAATAAATGGGAACATGATGAAAAGTGGTAAAAATGATTCAGTAATAACACCCCCCCGGTTCGAGAATTGCGCTTTTTTTCGTCTAAGGGGCACCGGAGGAGGGGGTTAACTGTCAGGTTTTTTTCGGAAATACGCACGTAAGGGGGGGGGGGTAGATGGCTGTTAGTATTGTAAGGTTAAAGGAACAGCTTATGAATAGTATTGATACGACAGATTTAGTTGAAGTTGAAAAAGTAGAACGCTATATTGATCTAGTTAAAGCATTTCGAAAAATTAATAAAACGATAACTAAAGAAGGGGAATCCGTAACAATTAAAAATGGAACTCAAGTTTTCGTTAAGGCCCACCCTCTTATAAGTGAGAGGAATAAAATTAACAGTTCTTTAATTGCATTAGGGAGAGATATAAAATTTGTTGTTAAGAATACTACCCCTAATGCAGGTTATAGCAAAAGTGATCTTACATGATTAAGCAAAAGTATGTGGAAGAATATACTGAACTTTATCGAAGTGGGAAAGTAAAGTTCAATAAAGAAAGAGAACTGTTAATTGAATATCTAGAAAAACATGTTTTAAACAGAGACGATTTGTATTTTGATGATGAAATGATTGAGGATTGTATCAACTTCGGTGAGAAGTGGTATTTTCCATTGCAGCCATTTCAAAAATTATTAATAGCATTCGTCTTTTTATTTTATAAGAAAAATGGACGTGTATTTTATCGGAAATTCCTATGGATGTTAGGTCGTGGCGGCGGTAAAAACGGTCTGATTTCTGTTATTATTCACTTTTTAATTAGTGAATTACATGGCATTCCAGAGTATAACATTTCAGTTGTAGCGAATAGTGAAGAACAAGCAAAAACAAGCCCTGACGAAGTTCATAAATGTGTGAAGAAGAATGAGGTCTTGAAAAGAGCCTTTAAAACAACGTTAACTCAAACAGTTTCAAAGGCTACTGAAAGTGTACTGAAATTTAGGACTTCAAATGGAGATACAAAAGATGGTTTGCGTGATGGTGCGGTTGTATTTGATGAAATACATCAATACGAAAGCAATAAAGATGTCCGTGTTCATATCAGTGGTTTAGGGAAAAAGAAAAACCCACGTGAATTTTACATTGGTACAGATGGATATGTTCGTGACGGTTTTTTAGATAAGCAAAAAGAAAAGGCAATGAAGGTATTAAACGGCGAAGCACGTCCGAATGCTGTCTTTCCTTTTATTTGTAAATTGAATGACGAAACTGAAGTAGATGATCTTGATAATTGGGAGCTTGCGAATCCCATGTTATCTAAGCCTTTAAGTGAGTATGCTGAAGGGTTACTTGAAACAATTAAGGAAGAATATGAAGATTTAGAAGACGACCCGAGTAATAGAGAAGAGTTCATGACAAAGCGTATGAACTTACCTGTTACTAATTTAGAACGCTCTGTTGCAAAGTGGTCAGAAATTCTTGCTACAGACCGACCGTTTCCAGATTTACATGGACAAGAATGTATTGGTTCGTTGGACTTTGCAAGTATCCGGGATTTCGCAGCGTGTGGTCTTTTATTTAGGCAATCTGGTGATTATCTTTTTAAAACACATTCCTTTGTACGAAAAGAATTTGTTGATATTTATTATGGATATTCCAAAAAAGCAGGTGAGTTCAAAAAACAGAAGTTTGCGCCCATAAAAGAATGGGAAGAACAAGGTTTATTAACTGTTGTGGACGAGCCAACTATCAATCCTCAACACATCGTTGATTGGTTTGTAAAAATGCGTGAACAATATGGTGTTAAGAAAATTATAGCCGATAACTTCCGGATGGAAGCGATCAGACCTTTATTAGTTGCAGAAGGATTTGAAATAGAAGTTATAAGAAATCCTAAAGCAATTCATAGTTTATTAGCACCGCGGATTGAAATGGCATTTGCAAATGAGCAAATTGTTTTCGGCGATAATCCTCTTATGCGCTGGTATACACAAAATGTATTGGTTGTAATTAAAGGTGACGGAAACAAAATGTATGAAAAGAAAGAACCGGTGCGAAGAAAAACTGACGGATTCCAGAGCTTTGTGCACGCTCTTTATCGAGCAGATGAAATACAAGAAGCAACTGACTTTATATTAAGCGATATTAAGTTCTAATAAAGGGGGTGATAATCATTGGATGGTTAGGCTTAGGTTCAGTATTTAAAAGAAATAAAGAATTAGAATTTATGGTTGATCTGGATTTGATTGCTGATACAGCAAACAGGGTTCATATGAAACGATTAGCACTTGATACATGCGTATCTTTTCTAGGAAGAATGATTAGTCAATCTGAATTCAGAGTAAGAAACGGTAAAGCATTTGAGAAGAATGAGCTGTATTATCGATTAAACGTTAGACCGAACAAAAACATGACGGCCAGCACTTTCTGGGAAAGATTTATTCGTAAACTTATTTATGATAATGAATGCTTAGTTATACAAGCAGATGATGGCGATTTACTTATTGCCGATGGATTTCAACATAATGAGTATGCTGTGTATGAAGATACTTTTACTGATGTAATAGTAAAAGACTACATGTTTAAGAGAAGTTTTAAGCAAAGTGAAGTTATTCATTTAAAGTATCGAAATGATAAATTGTCTCCGCTTATTGATGGATTATTTGCAGATTATGGGGACTTATTTAGTAGGATATTAAACTCTCAAAAACGTAAAAATCAAGTTCGTGGCACGGTCGATATGGATATGATTGGTGCCAAAACAGAAGAACAAATAACGAAGTTACAAGAGTTTATCGACAATATGTATAAGGCGATTGGTACGAAAGATATCGCTATTGTTCCACAACAAAAGGGTATTAATTATAACGAAATATATAATGGTGTTGCGAATGGGCCGAGTGTGGAAGAAATAAACAAAGTAACCAGTGGTTTCTTAAATCAAGTAGCTATGGCAATTGGTATTCCTACAGCTTTGATATATGGGGAAATGGCTGATGTAGAAAAGCAAACGAAAAATTATATGCTTTTCACAGTAAGGCCATTATTAAAAAAACTATCTGATGAAGCAAACGTTAAATTCTTTGAAATGAGTGAATATCTTTTGGGACAAAAAATTGAGGTTAAGGCTGTTTCCTATCAAAGTATATTTGATCTTGCGACAAGTATTGATAAACTCATTTCTTCAAGTGCATTTACAGGAAATGAAATTCGTTCAGAAGTAGATTATGAAGAGTCGGATGATCCAAATCTAAATATCCATCATATTACGAAGAACTATACAAAATTAAATGAATCTGAAGGGGGTGAGAAATAATGGAACATGTGAATATGAATAGGCTTTTGAATTTAAAACGGGATATTCGTTTTGAAGCTAAAGGTGAAAATGAATACAAATTAACTGTGTATGGGTCAATTGGTGGATGGTTTAGTGAAAATAATGCTGAAGCAGTAAGAAGAAAAATTCAAGATGTTAAAGCAGAAAAAATTCACGTTCATATTAATTCGGGTGGAGGCTCCGCATTTGACGGTGTAGCAATTTGTAATCAGTTAAAGCAGCATAGTGCAGAAATTATAGTTCATATTGATGGCTGGGCAGCTAGTGCCGCGTCTGTAATTGCAATGGCAGGTGATAAAATTATTATGCCTAGTAATACTATGATGATGATTCATCAAGCGAGTACCTTTGAATATGGAAATGCAGATTTTTTTGAAAAAACAGCACGAGATTTACGCAAGATTGATTCAGCTTTAGCAGCATCTTATAAGAAACGTTTTGTTGGAACAGATGAAGAATTAAAACAACTTTTAAAAGATGAAACTTGGCTAACAGCAGAGGAAGCAGTTGCTCTTGGTTTAGCTGATGAAATTGCTGATGAAATCGAAATAGATGATACGCAAGAAGATGAAGAAGAGGAAGTTGTGGAAAACTTCAAAGAAGATTTAGTAGCTAAGTATACGAAACAGCCAAATAATCAAAATCCAAAAGAGCCTATTCAAGAGCCTGTTAATACAAAACAGAATCTGAGTACGCTCTTTTTAAATCTAGGAGGAAAATAAAACATGGTGATTAAATTTAATAATTTTGAAGAGAAAAAACTAGCTTTTGCGAAAGCAACACAGGAAGGGACACCAGAAGAACAAACAGCGGCATTAAATTCTATGATTGAAGCACTTGCTACAGATGTTCGTTCGGATATCTTGAATCAAGTCAATGAATCTATTGTAGATCGTTCTATTATGCAGTCTCGAGGTTCTAACGTATTAACGAGTGAGGAAATGAAATTCTTCAATGCAGTAGTTCAAGATGGTGGATTTAAAGATACTGAAACACTACCTAAGACAACACAAGAACGAATTTTTGATGATTTAGTTCAAGGTCATCCGTTGTTAGAACATATCGGATTAGAAAACTTAGGTGCTGTGACAGAATTTATCTATGGAGATCCAGAAGGTGCGGCTGTATGGGGACCATTATTCGGCGATATTAAAGGACAACTAAATGCTACATTCCGAAAAGAGTCTATCTCTCAACTTAAATTAACGGCATTTATCCCATTGGCAAATGACATGCTTAAACTTGGTCCAGTGTGGGTGGAACGCTATGTTCGTACAATGATTTCAGAAGCTATGTCTGTTGGTTTAGAACGTGGATTCGTAATTGGTACAGGTAAAGATGAACCTATTGGATTGTTAAAAGATCCAAGTGGAAGTGTTGTTGGAGGAGTATATCCAGATAAACAAACAGCAGGGACTTTAACATTTGAACCAGGTCGAAAAACAATCAATGAATTAAAAGGAGTTGTTAAATTACTGGCTAAAAAGCTAAATCCTGATGGTAAAACTGATGCAGACAGACCAAAAAATATTGCTGGGAAAGTAGTTATGGTAACAAATCCGTTTGATACTTTTGATATCCAAGCAAATGCAACAATTCAAAATGCAGCTGGAGTGTATGTGACAAGCTTACCGTTCAATCCAACTCCTACAGAATCAGTGTTTGTACCTCAAGGTAAGGTGCTGTTTTTTGTTAAAGGAGAGTATATTGCAGCGATGGGTGGAACTGAACCAATTAAAAAGTATGAAGAAACATTAGCTTTAGAAGATGCAACACTTTATATTGCTAAACAATATGCTACGGGTAAGCCAAAGGATAAATATACATCTCAAGTTTACACATTAAAACTTGAAGAAGCACCAACTCCACCAGTTCAAGGGTGATATGAATGAATACAGTAATTTCAAATGAAATATTACAGCAATTCAAAGATAGGATGCGCTTAGGTGATGAGGAAGACGATAACCTAAGACGCATTCTTTTTGCATCCAATCAGGCCTTGATTAAGGTTTGTGGCAATTATGATCTTAATACTGATGAAGTGTTCAAGGAGCTAATCTTTGAACGCGCTCGTTATGTTTATAACGATGCTTTAGAGTATTTTAATCAGAATTTTTTAAGTCAGATTAATAGTTTAAGTATCGAAAAAGCTTTAGAAGAAATTAAGTTGGACGGTGATTAATATGCGTCCTTTTCAGTACAAAAAACCATTAAATACAGGCGATTTTAGGAATCGAATTATCATTGAACAACCTGTAGTAACAAAAGATGAATTAAACCAGGTAATCGAAACAGGGGACTGGCAGGAAGTTAAAAAAGCCTGGTCAATGATAAAGACGATGAAAGGCTCCGAGTATATTGAAGCTTCAGCTGAACAGGCTACACGGGTTTATCGTTTTGTGATTCCTTATACCTCTGGTATCACGGAAGAAATGCGAATTAAAATGAAGGGTCGTATCTTTGACGTTATCGAACCGCCGATGAATGATGATGAAATGTATCAAACATTGACTATTATCGCAAAGGAGCATACTTGATATGAATGATTTTGCGAGTGAGATTACTAGAGAATTACAAAGATATGCACATGTTGTGGAAGAGGAATTGATAACCGCACAAGAAGAAGTGGCTGATGTTGCTGTAGAAAAATTAAAGCAAAAAAACCCTAAAAAAACAGGTGGCTATCGTAAAGGATGGCGCAAGAAGAAAGATGGCCAATCTATTGTTGTCCACAATTCAAAAGGGCAGTTAACACATCTCTTGGAAAATGGACATGCGAAAGTCGGTGGTGGCCGTGTACCGGCACAAGTTCATATTCTACCAGTTGAAGAGTATGTAATTAATGAATTACCAAGACGGATTGAAAGGGCACTTGAATCATGACATTAGGTGAATTAACAAAAATTCTTGAAGCTACAGGTTATCCTATGGCTTATTCGCATTTCACAGCAACGCCAGGTAATCCAGTTCCAGCGCCACCGTATATCTGTTTTCTTGTGGAGGGATCAGCAAATTTAATGGCTGATAACAAGGTGTATCACAAGATAGACGATGCAAATATTGAACTTTACACAACTAAGAAAGATTTAGTTGCAGAAGCCAAATTGGAAAAAGTCCTGGACGATCATGAGATTCCTTATGACTCGTACGGGACTTTTATTGAGTCTGAAAAAATGTATCAAAAAATATATGAAACGAGGTTGATATAAATGAATAAAGAAAATAAAGTTACGTTTGGTTTGAAGAATGTACATTATGTCCCAATTGATACTCAAGATTTTTTAGTTAAGTTTGGCACGCCGATTCCATTACCTGGTGGAGTTGAACTAACATTTGAGCCACGTGGTGATTTAATTGAATTCTATGCAGATGACATGCTTTATTACGCGGCAAGTAATAACCAAGGTTACGATGGAGCGTTAAATATTGCTACTATCCCAGAGCAATTTGCTATTGATGCGCTTGGTGAGGAATTAGACGAAACGGATGGCGTATTAAATGAATTGGCTGATGCAAAAGGGAAACCATTCGCATTATTATTTGAGTTTGATGGTGATGTGAACGCAACCCGTCATGTTATGTATAACTGTTCAGCAAGTCGTCCAACGATTGCATCTAAAACAAAAACAAGTTCTGCTGAACCAAATACAAATGAACTGAAGTTTGTTTCTAGCCCAATTGTTTTAGCACCTGGTGGAAGACCAATGGTTAAAACGAAAACGACTGCTAAAACAACTCAAGCAATTTATAACGACTGGTACAAAAAAGTATATATAAAAACACCAGCAGCACCAAAAGGAGCGTAAGTAAATGGAAAAGACAATTACAATAGATGGAAAACAAGTTCGATTAAAAGGTACAGCGGCAACAGTTAAACGCTATAAGGCACAATTCAGACGGGATTTATTCGCAGATATGATGGCATTAGGAGCTATCGGTACATTTACCTCGCAAGATGAGTCACAAGGTACTATCGACCTATCAACCGCAGATTTTAAGAACGTCGATTTCGAAGTTATTTACGACTTAGTTTGGTTATATGCAAAAACAGCAGAGCCAAATCTTCCTGATCCAATTACATGGCTAGATGGATTTGACGAGTTTCCTATTTATGATATCATGCCAGAAATTAATGACATGATTCAAAGTACAATGGGAGCAAAAAAAAAATAAAAGAAGATGATGAAGAGCAAGGAGCAATCGGTGATGACGAATTAACAACCGATACGTTCCTTGCTCTTTGTTATAAAGCGAAGCTGACACATGGAGATTTAGAAGTTATGACTGTTGGTGATTGCTTTGATTATATTGCTGAATTTGCTGAAATGGAAAATCCGAAGAAAGACAAAGTAAGAAAAGCGACTCAAAAAGACTTTAATGCTTTCTAAGAAAGAGGGGTGAAAATATGGCAGGAAGAATTAAAGGGATTACGATTGAAATTGGTGGAGAGACCACGGGGCTTCAAAATGCTTTAAAAGATGTTAATAAACGTAGTAATGATTTAACTAAGGAGCTTAAAGATGTTGAGCGACTATTAAAATTTGATCCAGGAAATGTGGAAGCATTAGCGCAAAAGCAACAGTTACTTACACAACAAATTGAAAATACAACACAAAAGCTAGATAAATTGAAAGCAGCGGAACAACAGGTTCAGGAACAATTTCAAAATGGAAAGATTTCTGAAGAACAATACCGCTCGTTTAGGCGTGAAATTGAATTTACACAAGGATCACTTGATGGGTTAAAAAATAAGCTTGGAAACATGAAAGCTGAGCAAGAAAATGTGGCAAGTTCCACAAGGCAATTAGAAACTTTATTCAGTGCAACAGGTAAAAGTGTTGATGATTTTGCAGGAGCGTTAGGAAATCGTCTTGTGAATGCAATTAAAAGCGGTACAGCTACAAGTAGACAGTTAGAACAAGCGATTGGAATTATCGGCCGAGAAGCATTAGGAACAGAAGCGGATATTGAGAAATTACAACGTGCGCTCAGATCTGTGGATGATGGAAATTCAATTCAACAAGTGCGAAATGAATTAAGAGATTTACAGCAAGAAGCTGACAGAACAGAGAAAAAGTTTGAAGGCTTACAAGTAGGATTAGAAAATGTTATAGGTGGAATGGCAGCTGGTGGCGGTATTGCAAGTGCAGTTGAACAAGCAATGGACATGTCTAAGTTAAAAACGAAGATTGATATTACTTTTGATGTCCCTGAATCCTCAAAGAAATCTGTGGAGGAAGCTGTAAGGGGTGTTACCGCTTATGGTGTTGATGCAGAAGCATCTTTAGAGGGCGTACGTAGGCAATGGGCCTTAAATAAAAACGTTAGTGATGAAGCAAATGCAGCAGTTGTAAAAGGAGCAGCAGCGATAGCTCAATCTTATGAAGGTATTGATTTCACTGAATTAATACAGGAAACGAATGAAATAGCAAGTGAGTTAGGGATTTCGCAAGAAGGCGCGTTGGGATTAACAAATTCACTTTTAAAAGTCGGATTCCCTTCTGAACAATTGGATATCATCGCCGAATATGGAGGGCAATTAACACGAGCTGGATATAATGCAGAGGAAGTACAAGCTATTATGGAAGCTGGTGTTGAAACTGGTACTTGGAATTAAATCATAGTTCCCTTGTATGGCGACGTACAATGAAAAACCCCTTTAATTCAGTGAAACTCTCAAAAGAGACAATACTGAGCGAAGCCTTTAATTAAGGAACGTGCAACGACTAGTCGAAAGACGTAGGGTGTAAGCAAATGACACTCGAAACGGGGGGCAACTCAAGTAGTTGAAGATATAGTCTAATCTATACGGTGACGTATAGCAGTTCGTAAGAGAACGGGCGTGACGTTGCGAATCACGTTGAATATAAATGATTGATAATCTCTTAGATGGTTTGAAAGAAGGTCGTATCAAAGCGGCTGAATTCGGTCAAGGTGTCGATAAAGCGATGAAAGAAACCCTTGAAGGAACAAATATTTCAGCTGAACAATTACAAAAATGGGGACAAGCTGTAGCGAACGGTGGTAAAGAAGGATCAGCCGCTATGACTGAAATTGCTCAAGCCTTATCAGAAGTCGATGATGAAACAAAACGTAATGAATTAGGGGTAAAACTTTTCGGTAGATGATAAATTGTGCCGAAGTAAAATTGCGGTATTAAGCAAGAAGGGTGAGATTCCTAACTTGAACCGAAGGCTATACAAAGTATAGTCAGGGGCAGAGCATAGAGGGTGAAAAGATATAATCCCTTCACGAGACCGCGACACTTTACAAGTGAAAACGTATGCCGAGCTTGCATTAAAATGAAGTGCAAGAAGTAGAGGATAAAAAGCCTTTACGATAACAAAATGACAATGTACGAAGACCAAGGACAAAACATAATCAACACATTGCTAGGAGCAAAAGAAAAAACAGTTGATTTTAAAAATAACCAAGAACAATTGAATGACTCAATAAAGAAAATGGATGCGAACCCAGCAGTTAAAATGCAAAAAGCCATGAATGATTTAAAGATGGCTCTTGAACCAGTGCTTAGTGTTGTAGCTGATCTTATCTCTAAATTTGCAGAATGGGTTTCTAATAATCCAGAGTTGGCAGCGACATTAGCAACAATTGCTGTAGCCATTGGTGTAATTTCTGGTGCTATCATGGCACTTGCGCCTATAGTTGTGACAGTCATGAGTATCTTCGGGATTGGAGCGGCTGCAGCGGCTGGAATTGTTGCTGCTATTCCCCTTATCGTAGCCGCTATAGCTGCCATAGGTTTTGCGATTTATAAAAACTTTGATGACATTAAACAATGGATTATAGATATTTGGAATTCTATTACGGAATATTTAGTAGAGCTTTGGGACGGTATAGTTCAATCATCCAGTGAAGCGTGGAGTTCATTTTTAGAAACAATGCATGAGTTTTTTGATCCCATTGGTCAATTTTTTAGTGATTTATGGACAGGTATAGGTGAGGTATGTAGTAATGCATGGAATTCTATTGTTGAATTCTTTTCTGGGGCCTGGGCTTCATTCACTGAAATGATGCATAGTTTCTTTGACCCAATAGGCGAATTCTTTAGTAGCTTATGGTCTGGAATTGTTGAAACAGCTTCTTCTTGGTGGACTTCTTTAGTTACAACAGCTACCGAATTGTGGGGTATGTTAACGCAAGCTTGGCAAGATACTTGGAATACAATTCTTACTGTTTTAGATCCAATTATTTCGGCGGTTTCTACCGTTTTAGAAGCTGGTTGGCTGTTAATTCAGGCAGGTGCACAAATTGCATGGGCGGCAATCTGCCAATATATTATTCAACCGATTCAAGAAGCTTACGAGTGGGTAAGTACACAAATTGGCGATTTAGTTAACTGGCTTAGTACGCAATGGGAAATAGCAAAGGCTGCGGCACAAATTGGATGGGGTTTATTTAAACAATATATCATTCAACCAGTTCAGGAAGTATGGAACTTAGTGAAAGAAAAGTTTAGTGATCTAGTCTCTTGGTTAAGTTCACAATGGGAGCTTGCTAAATCTTATACGCTGGCAGGATGGAATCTGATAAAACAGTATGTTATTCAACCGGTTCAAGAATTGTGGAATATAACAAAGCAAAAACTTGGAGATTTAGGAAATTGGATATTAGGAAATTGGGAAACAATAAAATCGTATACGCTCACAGCTTGGAATTTAGTGAAGAAATACGTGATTGACCCAGTCACTGAAACATATAATCAAGCCAAGCAAAAATTCACCGATTTATATAACTCAGCTAAAGAAAAATTTGATGCGGTAAAGAATGCAGCGCAAGAAAAATTTGAAGCAGCGAAACGATTTATTGTAGATCCAATAAAAGATGCAGTTGACAGCATAGAAAAGTTTATTGGGAAGATTAAGGGATTCTTTAGCGACTTGAAGTTAAAGATTCCAAAACCTGAAATGCCACCTCTTCCACATTTCAGCTTGGAAACAAGCACGAAAAACGTTTTAGGTAAAGATGTTACTTATCCTTCTGGAATCAATATTGATTGGCGTGCAAAAGGTGGTATTTTCACTAAACCAACTATCTTTGGAATGAATGGTGGAAACTTGCAAGGTGCTGGAGAAGCGGGACGAGAAGCAGTGCTTCCGCTGAATAAAAAGACGCTTGGAGATATTGGTGCAGGAATTGCTGCGACTATGGTTGGCACGACTGGATCTATGAGTCAATTAATGAGTGATATGAGTCGTATGATGGATAGTTCTATGAGCCAGTTATCAGGATTAAAAACTGTTATGAGTGGTGTGTATGGAAGTATGTCAAATAGCAGACAAGCTATGACAAATAATACCGCAAATCAAGTATTCAATTATTCACCTGGTCAATCTGGTGTTAATGGAGCGATACCAACACAGGGTGGCGGTTTAGTGATTGAAGTACCTGTGATTTTAGAGGGTAGAGATGTGGCCCGTGGGACTTATAAATACACAACCGAGTATCAAGATAGAGAAGAAAAGAGAAACTCAGCCTTTTAGGTTTGGGTTTCTTTTATTTTATAAAGAAATGAGGTGTTAACATGAGTTCTTTTACATTCAACAAAGAACGTAAAGATTTTATTCAAATAGAAAAAGGATGGAAAAGACCAGCATGGGCACCGTTAAAAAGAAATTTTCTAAATGTTCCAGGTTATCCAGGCGCAAGATTATTAAACACGCAAACAGAAATTCGCACTCTTTCTATTCCAGTTGGAATTATTGTTCCTGATGGTGCAGATTTAGAAACATTAAAAGAAGAAATAGCAGGTTGGCTTATTACAGAGCAACCAGTAGAGCTTACTTTCGATGTAGAACCAAATAGAACGTATTTAGCTGTTGTGGATGATAGCTTTGATCCAGATGAATTTGTAACACTTGGTCAGGGCGTTCTTAAATTTATTTGTCCAATGCCTTATAAATTAGGACCTACTCGAACGACAGAATTTCAAATGGATGGGCGTGGATTAATAGCAAATGTTCAAAACAAAGGAAGTGTGGAATCTAACTCGATTATAGAAGTTGAAGTAGCGAAGCCTTCCACTTTTCTTGATGTATGGAATAGTACGAATTATTTTCGCATTGGATATCCATTGAAAGCAGATCAGGTTCCCGTTGAAAGAAATCAACGTGTGTTGTGGGATGAAATGTCAACAACTGTAGGATGGACAAAAGTAGCTAAGACAGAGGATATGACTGGTGGAGGTGAATTTAGGCTAGATGGATATCGCCTTGTACCACTGCATTTTGGAACGGAAGGTACAAATGGATGGCATGGTGCTATCGCTAAAAAGAATATTCCGCAAGGTCCATTGCAGGATTTCATTATGCAAGCTTATGTTGGAGTAAGAAGTTTGCACTGGGACCAAATGGGGCGCGTGGAAATTGGACTTCTTGATGAAAATAGTGATTATGTTGCTCGTATATCTATGAGTGACGTGCAATGGGAAGCGGAACAGAATAGTGGATTTGCTTCTGTTGGAAATCGAAAAAAGCCAGGTGGTCAAGTATTTATTAACGAAACAGGCGACCATCCTAATACCTGGAATCAATATCGTGGTCGATTGTGGTTAGCGAGAACAGGGAATAGATGGGAAGCGTATATTTCAAGGTTTAAAGATGGTACGGAAATTGATGATTCAGAACGCTTTGTCGTGTGGATAGATGAAAATAATGTAAACATGACTAAAATTGCACAGGTTCAAATTAGTATCTGTCAATTCTCGAATAATATGTTCTATCAAAATATGTCTATTGATGATTTGAAAATATGGAAAGTCAATATGAATACACAAGATAATCCACCGTATATTTTCGATGTTGGAGATAAAGTAGTCATTGATACAGAGAGAAGTCTTGTCACGATAAATGGTAAGAGTGCTATTAATCTAAAGGATATATTTAGTGATTATCCTGTTATTCATAAGGGTTTAAATAAACTAGAAATCATGCCTTCCACTGTCGGAATAGCCAAAGTAACGTATAGGGAGCGATTTAGATGAGGACACCAAGCGGAATTTTACATGTTGTTGATTTTAAAACAAGTCAAATCGTTTCCAATATACAACCAAAAAATTATTGGGACGATAAACGACATTGGGAGATAAAAAATAACATTGATACATTAGAGTTTAAAGTATTTGATAATACAGATCATGCAGCTACACTCATGCAGCAAAATTTAGTTTTAAAAGAGGTAAGGGATGGACGGATTGTTCCGTATGTCATTACTGAAACTGAAAAAAATTCAGATGATAGATCCATTATTGCTTATACATCTGGTGAATGGATTCAACTAGCGAAGGCTGGCATAATCAACCCGCAGAAGATTGAAGGTAAAACAGTCAATGAGTTTATCGATATGGCTCTGGTGGGTACGAAGTGGAAAAGAGGAAAAACAGAATACGCTGGCTTCCACACGATGACGATTGATGAATTTATAGATCCATTAAAATTTTTAAAAGATATTGCGTCCTTATTCGAATTAGAAATCCAATACCGTGCGGAAGTTGTAGGCTCTCAAATTGTCGGTCGTTATGTAGATATGGTGAAGAAGCGAGGGCGTGATACTGGTAAAGAAGTAACTCTTGGTAAAGATTTGATGGGTATCAAACGAATTGAGAATTCCCAAAACATCTGTACAGCCCTATTAGGGTTCGTGAAAAAAGAAGGTGGGGACTTTATAACCATCTCTAGTATTAATAATGGAGTCCCTTATCTTGTAGACAATGATGCATTTCAGCGATGGAATGAGCGCGGTCAACATAAATTTGGCTGTTATACTCCAGAAACAGAAGAAGATATAATGCCACAACGCCTTTTAACTCTTATGAAAATAGAAATGGCCAAACGTATAAATACAACTTATATATATGATGTTCAAGCGCAAAGTATTGGGCGTGTATTTGGATTAGCTCATGAGCTGATTAATGAAGGAGATACAATCCGAATTAAAGATACAGGTTTTACACCAAAACTGTATTTAGAAGCAAGAGCAATCGCTGGTGACGAATCATTTACTGATCCTACACAAGATAAATATGTGTTTGGTGATTACCGTGAAATCATTGATCCAAACGAAGAGTTACGTAAGCTCTACAATAAAGTACTGGCTTCCCTTGGGAATAAACAAGAAATTCTAGATCAGCTAGATGAGTTGATTAAAGAGACTGCTGAACAAGCTAACAATGCTCAAAAAGAATCTGAAGCCGCAAAGAAACTTGCTGAAAAAGTACAAGATAATTTGAAGAACTATCAAACTACCATAATTGAAAGTAAAACAGCACCAACCACAGGATTAGAACCTGGTAAAACACTTTGGCTTGATATTAGTAATGGAAAACCTGGTATTTTAAAACTTTGGAAAAACGGTATATGGGATCCTGTTGTACCTGATGTAGAGAAGGCGAAGAAAGAAACATTAGAACAGGTGACAAAAGATATTAATAATACCAAGCAAGAGCTTGATAAAAAGGTAGAAACGCTAAAAACAGAAACAGAGACTTTAGTTAATACACAAATAAATGAGGTACAAACCACCTTGAATGACAAGGTAGCTGCCGTTAAAAAAGATACAGAGACAATTTCTGGTGAAATCTTAAATATTAAAAAAGATGTGAGTGGCAAGGTCGATGGGGAGTTTGTTAAGAATCAAATAAAAGATAAAGTTGATAAATCTGGCGTCTTTACAAAAGAGGAAATTAATAATGGATTTATTGGTAAACAAATATATGAAACTGATAAGCAAGGAAACGTTAAGAAGTTCCAAGAAATCAATACATCCGTTGAACAAACAAATGAAGCTATCAAATCAAAGGCAGAGAAACAAAGCGTTATTGATTTAGGTAATAACCTAACACAAGTTTCAAAAACTGCTAATGAAGCGAAACAAACTGCTGATGGTAATACACGTACCATTTCGCAAGTGGACTCTAAAGTAAATCAAACAGCTACAGACTTTACCAAAAAGACTACTGCAATAGAAGAAACGGTTAATGGGGTTTCAACAAAAGTTACCAACATACAAACGGAACAAGGTAAGATCAGTGAGCGTGTTACTAAATCAGAGCAAACAGCTGAAGGTTTTAAAAAATCTATTGAATCGTTGAATACAGCAAACGGAACTACCAGTAACAGATTAAACAAAGTAGAAGAAACGGTTGACGGTACGAAACAGACGATTTCTGACATACAGGCGGAAGCAGCATCTCTCAAGAAAACAACGAATGAGATTAAGACAACGGCTGATGGTACGAAGCAGGCTCTTACTGAACTTAAAACGAAAGTTGATAATACGGTAATTAGTGTGCGTAATATCTTATTAAATACTGATAATGTGCTAACTGGCGTGAACACTACACCGACGGTTTCTGTAAGTAAATCATTCAAGCTTACGGCTGACGCTCCCCTTCTATTACGAGGTAAATCATTTACTATCAGTTTAAAAGCTAAATCAAAAGGGGTTTCTAAAGGCGCGGAAAAACCATACGCGGGATTAGAACTTATTGTTAAATATAAAGACGGCGAAACCGCTTGGTTAGGTATTCGTGCCGAAACTACGTTACCCGCGGATTCTGATTGGAAGTCATATAACTTCACACATCAAATGAAAGATAAAGAAATCGAATCTATCACAGCAAATTCTTTAATTCGTGATCTTAAAGGTACTGTTGAACTTAAAGAATGGAAAGTGGAAGTGGGGACCGTTGCTACAGAGTATTCACCAGCACCAGAAGACCAAGTAACAACAACGGATTTCACTAAAAAAACAGTAGAGATTGAGACGACTATTAAAGGTATTAATACTACTGTTTCTAATGTGCAAAACGAACAAGGTAAGCTTACAGAACGTGTTACTAAATCAGAACAAACCGCAGATGGATTTAAAACTTCTATTGAGTCGTTAACTAAAAAAGATAGTGATATTAGTAATAAATTAAATACGGTTGAATCCACTGTAGAAGGTACAAAAAAGACTATTTCTGATGTGCAGCAAACAACAAATGACCTTAAGAAAACAACAACTGAAATTACAGAAAAAGCTGGGAAGATTAGTGAGAAGTTGGAGAGCGTAGAAAAGAAGTTTGATGATATTAAAATTGGCGGTCAGAACTTTTATAAACAAAAATCCTTTGGTGCAGCTGGGGGAACAAGCATAACGTATGACGATAGTAATAAATGGTGGAACATAACAATTCCTGCTGGGTCTAGTGGTAGTTGGAAAGGTATTTTATACAATAATAAAAATGCCACGTTACTTGTGGGTAGAACATACACAATCAGCTATGAAATTTACGCTGACGAAGTTATCCCAACCGCGATGGATATTAACAACTTTGGTGTTACTACCGTTACGGGAACAAACGACAATGACGTTGTTGCAAAACGAATCATGCGTACGCCTAAAACAATAGCGGGTCAATGGGTTAAAGTGTCCGCTACGTTTATAATGCCCGACAATATCACACAAGATTTCTATGACAATTCAGTTCTTGGTGTAGGTGGTGGATGGACTCCTACAAAAATTACAAACATCAAGATTAGAAACATGCAATTAGAAGAAGGAAATATACCAACAAGTTATCGTACTCCTTCAGAAGACCAAGTATCAACGGATGAATTCAATAAGAAAACAACAGATATTGAAAAAAGTGTGGATGGTGTAAAAACCACTGTAACAAATGTACAAAACAGCCAAACTGGATTTGAAAAGCGGATGACTACTGTTGAGCAAACAGCAAGCGGATTATCTTCCACAGTTAGTAATTTAAACAATGTAGTATCCGATCAAGGAAAGAAGCTTACTGATGCCAATTCTAAAATTGAACAACAGGCAAAGGAAATCGGGGCTAAAGTTGCAATCAAGCAAGTTGAAGATTATGTTGCTGGATTTAAGATTCCTGATTTGAAGAATACAGTAAATAAAAATAAAGAAGACTTACTTGCAGAATTAGCTAACAAACTAGCAACTGAGCAATACAATCAAAAAATGACGCAGATTGATAATAGGTTTGTTGTTAATGAACAAGGTATTGGTTTAGCAGCAAAAAAGACCGAAGTGTATACGCAAACTCAATCTGATGGCAGATATGCGAAAGATACTTACGTTAAAGAAATGGAAGGTCGTATTCAAGTTACTGAGAAAAATATTCTTAGTACCGTTAAAAATGGAGATATCATCTCAGCAATCAATCAAACAGCTGAAAAAATAACCATTGATGTCGCTAAATTAAACATTAATGCCGATACAATGGTGAAGTGGTTAACTGCAAAAGGTATTGATACGAACCTTATTAGAATTAATGGTGATAAGATTACCATTGATAAAAATGGTGTAACCGTAAAAATGCTAGACTTCCTTTTTGAGGATGAATGGGGAACAAAAACAACTGCGGTATCAAGACGAAACTTAATAGCAGATCCCGATTTTTCTAGTGTTGGAAAGAAAAACATAGGACATGCAGATTACTATGGTTTTGAAGGCGGATACGGTCTTTCGTGGAAGTCACAGGGCAATGTAGTTATAGAAAAAAATACATCTGTATTTGATTACGAACAAATGGTTAATGCAGCAAGGGTAGACATGTACAACTATCCAGAAGCAGTAGTTAACAATGGAATACATCCTGGAAATGAATATACGGTATCTGCTCACTTTAGGACATCTATGATAAATGGTGTACGTAAAACAGCAAAACCACGATTACATGTATGTTGTGTAAAATTTAGAGATAATGTGTCTTATGATATCTGGAACGAGCAAAAAATGGACTTTCCTGAGCCATCTACATTTTACGGAGAGATTAGGAGATATTCATATACTTTCAAAGTACCAACAAACTATAAGCCACAAGAGCATGCATTGATTATTAAAGTCTGTTCTGCAAATGGACAAATAACTGGTGCACAAACAGCGATTTGCGTATCAGGTGTAACACTATACAGCGGTAAATATGCATCTATGTATAACTGGGATCGAGCGGCAGCAGAAAGAGCCGCTGGTCTTCAGCCGTTTAATGCAATTGCTGTAGGTAGTGTAAATAACAACATAGGTCCGGCACCTGATGGTCAAACGTTTGATATATCAACAGAAAAAGATGTTAAGTTTTTTACTAATATACGAGCTGTACAAGGTGTAAATCTTGGTGGGAATGCATTTCAAGGCTGGGGGCATATTCGTTTTACAGACGGTAATCTTGGTCCGGGTTTTTATGTGAGCAGTGCGAATGGTTGGAAATTCAATGCCCTTGGATAAAAAAGGAGAGATATAGATGAATAAGTATGACATTCAAATGATGCCACTTCAAGCAGGTGAAAGCTTTCCTTTTATGGGGAGGCTGGTAGATGCAACAAGAGCCGATACAGGGATTTCCGTCCTAATACCTGCTGATATGTTAAATAATGCTGGCATTCCTGACGGCACTAGTAAGGTTGAAGTGTGGAGAGAAATGTCTGATGGAACAATCTGTTTCAGAATTGCAACAAGATGTGAACTATGTGGACGCGGTTCACGTCTATATGAATTAGATATGGGATTTGCAAAGAAAAATATTTGTGCAGATGATTATTTTAAACTTACAGGGAAAAATCCTCCACAAGAACAATCAACAACTGAAAATAAAACGGAAAAAGGGCAAGAGTAGCGATAGCTGGTCTTTTTATTTTGTCTAAAAAGGAGAGAGAAATTTGGAGCGTATTGATGTATTAATTAAAACATTTATAGCTACATTTGGAGGGTTTTGTGGGTACTTTTTGGGAGGGTGGGATACGACATTGAAAGTTCTAGTTATCATGGCAGTTATCGACTATATCACGGGAGTATTTGCAGCAGGATTTAATGGGAAATTGAAAAGTAAAATTGGTTTCAAAGGCATCGCCAAAAAGGTGGTGCTTTTTCTTTTAGTTGCAGCAGCTACTCAAGCTGATGCGATTGTGGGTTCAAATAGCGCCCTTCGTGAAGCAACAATCTTTTTCTTTATCGGAAATGAGTTGTTATCTCTTTTAGAAAATGCAGGACGTATGGGAATACCTTTGCCTTCAGCTTTAACAAATGCAGTTGAAATTTTAGGTGGCAAACAAAAGCAAGAAGTGAAAAAAGGAGATGTTGAGTAATGGAAATTAGAAAAAATTTAGTTGACCCAAGTAAATATGGTACAAAGTGCCCTTATACAATGAAACCGGAGTTTATCACAGTCCACAATACTTATAATGATGCTACAGCAGAAAATGAAGTAGCGTATATGATTAGAAATAACAATGAAGTTTCATTTCATATCGCGGTAGATGATAAAGAAGCTATACAAGGTCTTCCATTAGAGCGTAATGGATGGGCTTGTGGCGATGGAAATGGCTCAGGTAATCGTAAGTCTATTAGTGTAGAAATCTGCTACTCTTTAAGCGGTGGAAATCGTTACTACAAAGCAGAAGAAAATGCAGCTATCGTTGTAGCTCAATTAATGAAACAATACGATATTTCAATTAGTAAAGTTCGCACACATCAATCATGGAACGGAAAGTACTGTCCTCATCGTATGTTAGCAGAAGGACGTTGGAATAACTTTATTGAAAGAGTGCAAAATGCACATAATGGGGGAGGAAATAAGGTGAGTGTTGATAATGGAGTTCGCGTAAAAACAGGAGGATTCTCGGACATCGAAGCATCTAAGAAGCTACTAGAATATGCTTTAGTTCGCAAATGGTGGGTTCAACCATTCGTAAATAATGGCGAATTCTACTACATCACTGGTGGATTGTATGAGCCACAGCTTTCTGAATTTGAAAAATGGATGAAGGATAACGGCTGGTGGTGTGCGAGAGTATAA